ACTCATTAGCACTATAGTTTCTACAAATTCTCTTGGATTTTCTTTAATTGACTTGATAAATTCTTTCATGACCTTTATTTTTGTGTTGTGCTTAATCGCTCAACATGGTGAATATACGAACCCTATTTAGGGTAACCAAATTTTACTAATAAGTTTTAGTATCGTCTGATTTTATTCTATTCTTAATTTCATTAATAAGATTTAAGATGTATTCTTGTTTATCTTCAGATATATCAGACTTTAATATTTTTTCTAATTTAGAAATATTTTTATAAGCATCTTTAAGTTCTACTTGAGAAATAAAACCATCACCATCTAAGTCTAACCAACTAAGTTCTGTGGGTAGATTTTCATAATGCTCACCATCATTCCCATTTTGACCTATAATTTCCATTCTTTTTTCAGCCGCTTCCCAATCTTTAATTTTTTCAAGATTATCTAAGTTTTTCATAAATTCATCTTGAGTTTTTATTTCCTCAGCATCTTTAACTTCAAATTCCATAGCGGCCCTAGTTAAAGCTTCATTAGGTAAAGGATAATCTTCTTCATCTAATTCTACTTCTTCCCCATATAAATTTTCTCTATATTTTCTTTTAGGATATGCTTTGTCAAAAGCAAAGTTAGCAGCTACAACTAATGAAATAGCTAAAGGATCAAATACAAAAATTATAATAAGTAATAGCCAGTTTATGATTTTATCCATAGAAGTACCCGTCAAACCCGATAGATACTGTAGTGGTCCTAATTCTCCAGCTACCTCGTTATTATTATCTAGTTCCAGTACTTGTAATTGAAATTTCTGAAGACTATCCGAAGCTATTGTTCGTTTTTCTTGCGCCAACTTACGATTCTCCTCCTCAATGTTAATACGACTCTGCGCCATTCTAAGCTCAGTTGTGGAGATTGTTTGTCTAAATCCCCCAGATACCGAGGTGTCTCGTACTTGGATGGTCGAAGCTTTTGCATTAGATAAAGTACTAATATTGCTAGATATTCTTTCAATTTCCTCATCATATCTATTTACATCATTTTGATAAAAGTCAATTTTCTTTTGGATAAAACCTTTTTTATTTTCTACTGCTGATAGTTTAGAGTATGTTTCTTGATATGCAGCACTTAAAAAGCCATAAATACCCATACTAGTAATTAATACTAATATTACTGTAGATATAGATAAGTAAGTTCGTAGTGTTTTATTAATTGTATCCCAATATTGGTATAAAAGTGAAGCTGTTACTAATTTAGCAAATTCTAATGAACCAGCCATTATAATAACTTCTAAACTTGCTCCAGCAAATAATTTACTTAAACCACTAACTGAGTAGAATGCTGCTGATGCACTTACGGATAAGGCAGAAAAGGCAATAAGGAATGGAAACATTCCATTTTTAATTTTACCTAGCACCCCCAAAGTATTCTGTTGCGTGTCCTTCATTAATTAAAGTTTTATTTATATCTACGTCTTCTACAAATATAGTACCTAAACATCTCCCATACTTTCCAACTCCATGGGATTGTAAAATAAATTCACCCTCTTTTAATAATTCAATTAATCTTGCTTTAGCTGCGAGCCCTAATTTTTTTTCTTCTAAATCTCGTGTACGAGATTCAGGAGCATTCATACCCATCATTCTAACTCTTACCTTTTTCCAAGTATCAAATCCTAAGTCTACTAAGGCATCGACAGTATCCCCATCAACAACCCTATCTAATTTTGCGTTGTATTTATACATGGTTATAAATATAGTAAAAAAATTGAATTAAGACAACCTATTTTCTAAGGCCTTTATGCTTATCAATGTTGTCTAATATTTGATTTAAAACGTTTCCTTTGATGAACCCAGCCATTGATGCATTTTTAACTGTACTTATTAATTGGAATATAACTAAAGGCATAAGCATTGTTTCACTTAACCACCCAGCTCCTGGGATGCTTTTTTCAATTACTAATATTACAGTTAACATAATAATCCAAAAGATTAATGTTCTTAATATTTTTATAGCTTTATAGGTTTTAAATCCTTCTCGTTTAATGCCTGCTAATACACCAAAAAAACCATCAGCAAATACTAAAGTAGATATTGCCAAATATTGTTCTGCGTTTTGCATTGTGAGTTCCATAAAGTAGGAACATATAAATCCTAATGACATACTTGTTATTGCTATATATAATGTTGATGTTGATTTCATTTTAAACTACGTCTTTTGATTCAATTAAAGTATACGTAAATGAATTACCATACAAGTCTTTAGCTTTATATGCTAAATCCATTAATTGATTAAAATCTGATTCTTTGGAAAATACCTGACAACCTGCAGACCATTTATCTATTTGAGTTGATCCATTTACTCTGGAGCCTGCTTTATGAATGTTAATCCCGAATATACCTTCTTGTATACTTTCGGCTAACATATCATATACTCCATCTTTATTATTATCTCTGTATACTTTAACATCTTTTTGTTGACATAAAGCATAATATTTACCTTGATGTTTTCTTATTTTATGAGAACTTCTATACTGCCCAGGAACCAAAATGGCAACCCCATCTTTTCTCATAATATTTTCTTCCCAATACTTTCCTGGGTCAGTGGTTGCTTTGAAACAATGGAATTTTTCTTCACCATCTACATTATAAGATACGGTTATACAATCATCAAACTTATTTGTAACTTCATTATGGGTACTAGAATTTCTAACTCCTACAATGTTAAGATTGTAATTTCCATTTTCAAACCATTTATGGCCTTTTGATTCTACGGCACATTTAATTCCTTCTCTTGTGTAACAACTCATAATTAACTACATTTATTTTTTATTTTATTATATAATTCCTCAGCATATCCTGCTGGGTCTTCGATATGTTGTTTGGTAGATTCCATTTTACCTATTAGGCAATTTTTAAAATGCTTACCACTTTTACCTTTTAGTAAAGTTTCTATTGCACATGCTTTCATCCAAGTTCTTGGATCATTACCTTGAACTGAGGACTTTACGTCGTTAATTGCTATAATACATTGTACTGCGTCTGCCATAATCTTTATTTTTTAAAATTTGCTATTTCTTCTAGCTATTTTTTTCCTCTTTTTCTTTTTAAATAGATCATCTATAGAAATAACTACACCTACTGTTAACGCACCATACATTCCTGCAGCTATATCATTTCCATCACCTTTTTTATCTATAAATATTTCTTTAAAAGCAGATAAAGCTAAAGTAGTAGCCATTGAATACATAACAGCCTTATCTTTATCTTTAGTTTCTTCAAATATTAAATCATGGGCAATACTAGTTATAGCAACTCCCCCAATATAATGAAGCATTTTATCTTCTTCAACAGCCCAATTACCAATTTGTAATTGGCTAAATGATAAAGTAGGAACTAATAGTAATAATAATAACAATTTTTTCATAATTTAAAATTTACTTTCTGTTTTTAATTTATTAATCTCTTTTTGTATGTCTTCCAATGATTCTGATATTGTAAAGTCTAAACCTGCTTTAAAGTGTACCTCGTCAAATCCATCTTTAAATATTATAATATGAGGTATTGTTCTAACCTTATGTTTCTTCTTAGCTTTTGGTGCTTTGGCGATATCACATCTGTAATATTTAACTCCTTCTACTTTATCCCAATGTTCAAAAGAATTATCATCATTAAAGGATGCCCAAAATTCTACCACAACTATTGAAATGTTATCATCTTGAAAGGCTGATCTTCCTTCTATTGCTTTTTCAAAATTATCATCAGTTAATATCTGTTGACTGTATAATGAGCTTGAAAATAAAATTAATATTAAAACTATAAAATTTTTCATATTGCTATCTTTTTTGTAAATCAAAGAGCCTCTCATCTATTTTTTTAAGTTGCTCTTTTATTTCTTCTACATCATCTTGAGTATTAATGATAGCATCTCTAATTGCTTCATCTTTCATTTGAAACTCAATTCTCTGAATTTCAGGTTCTGGAAGTTCTTTTGCTTCCTGTATATCTGCTTGAAGTGAAAACCACATACCGATAACAGTTGCAAGGCCGAATAAAACTATACCTATTGTTTTGAGGTCTAATGTGATTTTAGTTTCCTCACCTATTTGTTTTGCCATTTTATATTATTTAAAAGAGTAGTTTATACCAAATGTTGTTTGATATAACTTGCTATCCCACATTTTAGAATATTCACCCTGTATGAATATACCTAAGTTTCTTCCTATTTTAGTACCCAATGAGGCTCCAAATGAATAATCAGACCATTGCTCTAATTCTGAGTCTTGTCTTAATCCACCTTTACCCCAATTGTTTCTATTCAAGTAAGATGCTCTTTCATCACCTTTTATATATCTATGGTAAGGTAAAATGTAGTTAGCGTACCCATGGAACCAAAAGTCTCTTTTGTAGTGGTAGAAATCTAATCCTATTATAGGTGCTACTTCAATCCATGAATCTAATTGATCCCAAGCAAGGCCATTAAATTCATTCATAAGCTCAGGCATTATTCTTTCTCTGAAGTCTAAATCTGATGATGCAACTTGGTTTCCATCTTCATCTACCCAGTACCAGTCTTGTGTAGTTATTTCTTGCCCTGTATTTGGGTCTATACTTGTTTGTGTGTAAAAAACATCTTGGTATCCATTTTCATATCCTAATTGGTACCATTGGTTAGTTGGAAATTCATTTCCAAATTCATCTACTGACATTTCATTCAGCCAAATTTCTATTGGATTGTACCCATAAGCTCTTTCATGTCCTCTAGCTATTGCCCCTGCTGATATAGAAAATTTTTTGCTTATTGGTAATCTTGCTCTAAGTTCGGCTGATTGGTATCTTAAGTTTATCTTACCTACTTCTCTTGATTGAATTTTAAATATGTGATATTTACCTGTATGTTTTACAAAATAGTTGTAATTAGTAAAATCTTCTCCTCTCCACCTTTCTTTTTCGTAGTGGAATAAATATTCTAATCCTTGAACTGCAGATGTTGGAGCTCCGAATACTAATTGCTCTTCTGTTCCATCATAAAAGTTTTTAGGCTTTCTTTCGTAATCAAATCTAGCTAGTTTTCTAATACCAAATCCATATCTGTAATCAAATGGAAATACATCTGTATTATCTACTACATCTGGGATTGAATAGAGACTACCATCTGGGTTTGTTCTTAAAAAGTATGTAGGTTCAGCAGCTTCTACAGAGTTATTTATATCTCCTGCTCCGTAAACTGTACCATACTTAAGAAAATCTTTATAAATAGATTTTAGGAAATTGTCTTTTTGTTTTTCTTGCCCCGATAAGGGGATTGCAAATAAAATTATAATTATTAATAATGTTTTTTTCATAGTTTTTTATTTTTTACCAAATATTTTACCAGCTTCTGCTATTCCAAAGGAACCTAATACAAGGTAAACAAATGAATCATATATAAATTCATTAATTATTAAATCCTTCCCAAAATACCCTGTGAGTAAATCTACTACTGCAAATATTACCATTACAGCGAATGCTAAAAACCCAACTACGGATTTTTCATTGATCTTATTTTCATCGTCAAATAAATTTTTGAATGCCATCCAATTACGTTTTAAATATTTTATCATAATAATAACAATTTAATAAAAACTTATATTTGTTGATAAATATTAAAACTTAATTCGTTCAATTGATTTTTTTACAGCAGATGCAAAAGTAGTTTTAGAAAAAGGTAACATATTATTATTTATGTCAATAAATGTGGATTCTACGGTGGATTTAGCTTTACCCTCTACTTCTATTTTTTTATTTCCTATAAAAATTAACATTTTTATTATAGTTTTTTTGCTAATTTTAGTCCAAGGTCCTAATTCTATACCTGTTGTTGGTGCTTTTATTGAAAGTATTTGTACTTCAACTGGTATTCCTTCCAAACATAAATTATGTTTATCTGAAATAATATCTTCTACCATTTGTTTAATACCAAATATTATTCTTTTTTGTCCAATTTCTTCCATTTCTATTTGTGTACTTACTTTAATTACAGTATAACATTCCTGTGATAATGCAAATACAGGTAAGCACATTAGTAATATTATTATTTTTTTCATATTAAAATCTTATTTTTCCACCAGTTAATATTTGGAAGTTTAAGGCACTACCTCCTGATTGCCATACCCCAGTAAAACTGATATTATATTTAAATGTTTTTGTTATTTTTATATCCCATGAACTAAAAGGTACTATTAATATACCTGGGTCCCACCATTTACCTTCATAATATTGGGTAAAAGGGGAATATACACCTAATAATAAGGTTGATGTAGAAATTTTTTCACTAATTTTAAAATTTCTATGTACACCTGCTACTGCTGATATGTTTTGTAATTCTCTTTTACCTAATTTACCTATAGTAAAATTAACACCTGCCATACCAGTGTATTTCTTTTTACCAAATTTAAATGATTCTAGAACCGTAGTAGTATTTAAGTGATTTGCTTTCCAATCTGTTACTGTAGTATTTGCACCTACTAGATTA